AACTGTTAGGCAAACCATTAGGAGTGTTAGAAATGGCAGAAGTTAAATTTGGTAAGAGCATCACGCTCAAGCAAGCGGCAACGCTTATCGCAACCAACCCAACGACTCGGTTCTTGCTGCAAGGCGAGCCCGGCATTGGCAAGTCATCCCTATTAGAGAGTATTGCTAAGAGCTTGGGCTATGACCATGCGTATATCGATGTGCCGAACATGGACTTGGGCGATATCGCCATGCCGGTGATTGACCATGACAGCAAGACCACCCGCTACTACCCCAATGCGCGGTTCAAGATTCATGAGAAAAAGCCGCTGGTCATCATGCTCGATGAGTTCACCAAGGGCGCTGAGCCAGTAAAAAACATGTTGCATCCCATGCTTGAGAAGTCTAACCCTCGACTCGGTGACATCCCGCTGACCACTGAGCCGATGACCATTGTGTTCTTGACCGGCAACTTATCCACCGATGGCGTGGGCGACAGCCTGAAAGCACACAGTCGTAACCGGCTAGTCCCCGTAACAATACAAAAGCCCGATGCTGCGGAATGGCTGGAGTGGGCTATCTCTAAGGATATAGCGCCCGAAGTGTGTGCGTGGGTGAGTCGGTATCCGCACGTATTGGCAAGCTACACCGATGCAGGCCAGAGTGAGAACCCGTACATCTACAACCCCAAGCGTAGCCAACTAGCATTTGTTAGCCCGCGCTCACTTGAGACTGCCTCCAACATCGTTAAGAGTCGCAAGCAGAACGACCCCGATGCTGTGATTGCGGCGTTGACCGGTGCACTTGGCGAGAGCGGTGCGCGAGACATGCAAGCCTACATCGAGTTTGCCGACCAACTCCCAACGTGGGAGGAGACTATCAAAGACCCCAAGCATTCCAAAGTACCGACAAGTCCGGGCGCTTGTGCGATTGTGGTGTTTGGTGCTATCTCACGTGTAGAGAAGGACACCATCGTCCCATTCATGGAGTACTTGGAGCGGCTTGAGCACGAGTGGCAGTCGGTGTTTGCCATCAACATTGCCAAGAACACGGCCAAGCAACCTATTGCGTTCTCGTGCAAGGCGTTCGCCGATTGGGTTGCCAAGAACCAAGACTTACTTTAATAGGAGCTAACAAATGTTAGAAGAACGAAGAGTTAAGAAGGCCAAGATTAGTTTGATGCGTGACCCGCTGTTCGCACTGCTGTCTGGTGTATTGATGGTAGGTACAACGCAAGTTGATGAGACTACGCCGACTGCCAAGACCGATGGGCGCAACGAGGTGTATGGCCGAGCGTTCGTAGCCAAGCTACGTGACACAGAGCTTGCGTTCCTTGTGGCGCACGAGGCTGGACACAAGATGTATCGCCACTTGAGTACATGGCGTAAGTTGTACGACGAAAACCCTGCACTGGCGAATCAGGCTTGTGACTACGTCATTAACCTGATGCTCACAAACCTTGATCCGAACGGGCTGGTCATTGCGATGCCTGTGCACAGAGAAGGTCCGATGATTGGTAGGCCGATAGGTCTGATTGATAGGCGGTTCACTGGCATGAACAGCAAGCAGGTGTTCGACATTCTCAAGGAGGAGCAGGAAGATAAGGGCGGAGGCGGTAGTGGCGAAGGTGATGGCGGGCTTGATGACCATGATTGGGACGGAGCCAAAGACATGTCCGAGGAGGACAAGAAGGCACTGGAGCGTGACCTTGACCAAGCCATTCGACAAGGACTGATGGCACAGAAGCGTGCGGGTAAGGGCGCTGGTGGTATTGACAGAGAGCTAGAAGAGTTGATGGAGCCGAGGGTCAACTGGCGTGAAGTATTGCGTGAGTTCGTCAAGTCTACTTGCCGAGCTAAAGACGCATCGTCATGGCGCAGGGTGAATCGTAGGTTCTTATCTACTGGAGTCTACTTGCCGAGCCTGATTGGTGAGAAGGTGGGGCACATCGTCATTGCTGTGGATACGTCAGGTTCCATAGGCGGCAAGGAGATAGCCGAGTTCTTATCAGAGGTGAAGGGTGTAGCGGAGGAAGTTAACCCTGAAGTCGTTGACCTTATCTATTGGGATTCTGAGGTAGCTGGACATGAGACATACGAATCTAGCGCAGTGGAGAGCATGGTCGAGTCTACTAAGCCGAAGGGCGGGGGTGGCACTTCACCTAGCTGTGTATCCACATACCTTAAAGACAAGAACATCAAACCGGAGTGCATCGTGGTACTTACGGATGGGTACGTGGGCGACGATTGGGGTAGCGAATGGACTGCGCCTGTACTGTGGGCGATTGTCGGAGGCGGTGACATGGTGGCCGAGCATGGCAAAACCATCCACATTAAAGAGTGAACTAACAACTGTTAGGAGAAACGAGATGATGATTGTTAGCTTGGGGTATGCCCACTACGTGATGCCGACTAAGGACGTGGTGCAGTTACTGGAGATTCTTGAGAACGCCGAGAGGTACGTGTGCAAGTACCGCAAGGATGACCAGAGCACACACCATGTGTGGCCGAGCGATACGCTTTTCGAGGCGAAGATGATGGGCGCTGACTTGTACCGCATGGCTAAGCTGGCGGGTAAACCTGAAGACAACTAAGGAGAAATGAAATGAGTACAGATAACTGGATGAGTGAAGAAAACGGAATCCCACACAAGAACGGCTCGGTGCGGTTCTACCTTATAGGCTATGAAGAAGATGTGTATGGCTACCTTGGTTGGCACGACATGACTGATTGGGATGAGGGTTGGAAAAAAGTGTGGGCGGCGGCAGAAAAACGTAGCCCTAATGAGGCGTTCCAAGTGTTGCGCCACGACCAACTGCAAGACTTACAAAGGAATGTGCAGTATGCGTTTGAAGAAGCATTAGAAGACAAAGACGAGACCACGTGGTTGTGGTGGCATAGAAAAGAAACAGCAGAAGCTAAAGCTAAAGGAGAAATGAAATGAAATTAGAAGCTATTCAGTCCGCGCTGTTCGCAGCGTACGACTTACAGAACGCCATGACATCGGCAGACAAGCGCCGCCCTACGGCCAACGAGAATTTCGGTAACAGCCTTGCCGAAGTGGTTGGGTTTTTAGTAGAGCTTGAAGAAGAGTTTTTAACAGCAGAAGGAGAAGCATCATGAGTATCAGCGCATCAGCAGTGTTAGTTGAGTTGAACATCAGCGTCTGGCCCGCCAGCAAGATTGACCGAGAGATGACCGAGCAGGTCAACACAGGGGCATCAGCCACGCGTGACGCATCACAGACTAAGAAGAACCTGTTTGCGGGAACGTCCCTACGCAAAGACATAGAGAAGTTTGCGGCACGGGTCCGTCTGTATCACAACACGCACACCTTGCCGTGGGCAGACAAGGGGCAACGACTGTTGCCGACTAAGTTGTTCATGGAGTACAAGCAGACGATGAACGGCTACGCGCAGACGTTCGACTTCATGTGCGATAACTTCTTTGTGGAGTATCCCCGTCTGGTTGCTGAAGCACCGACTAACTTGGGCACGATGTACCGAGCCGAGGACTACCCTGACTTAGATGAAGTCAAGTCGAAGTTCGGATTCCGTCGAGCCGTAGACCCCATCCCTGAGTCCGGCGACTTTCGCTTAGACGTATCAGCAGATGACCTGACGGAGTTGAAGAACCACTACGAGCAGCAACACAGCAGTAGGTTAGCCGATGCTATGAAAGCGCCGTGGGACAGACTGCACACTATGCTGATAGGCATATCGCAGAAGCTCACCGACAAGGAAGGTGAAGATGATAAGAAGCGTTACTTTGATTCGCTGATTACCAACCCGCTTGAGTTGTGTGAGTTGCTTGGCAAGATGAATGTAACCAACGACCCCAAGTTGGAGGAAGCGCGTAGGCAGTTAGAGGTAGCCATGATGGGCGCGAACATGGAGTCAATCAAGGAGAGCGCAGTGGCGCGTGAAGAAGTCAAGGCCAAGGTCGATGCGATCTTGAGTAAGTTCCAGTGGTAACAATTGTTAGGAGTAATGAAGAATGAGCAATCAAAATATCCCCGGTAACGTAGTGATCGATTCGGAGTTACGCGCCAAGTATCCCGACTACACCATATCGTCTAACCCAAGAGAATTCTTTTCCTTTATGGTTGAGCTTGCTAGGGCGAATCCGTTATGGTCACTACACGCCGACACGCGCATTGCGGCTGACTCAATCAAGATAACGCGATTCGTAGTCAAGCAAGACGGCCTTGATCTAGGCGTAGTCGCTCTTGACTCTATGCGTAACGGCAAGTATGGGTTCAGAATTTCTAACGAGCGCATACGCTCTACGATGAGCCGTAGCAGTGCGAAGTTTACGTCCGACCCCAAGAAGGCGTTGCTGCTTGTCAAGAAGATGTTCTACAAACCTGACACAAATGAGAAGCTAGAGAAGGCCAAGATCGAGGCTAGCAACATATTGAACCGAGCAGCGCGGCACAAGCAACGGACATGGGAGCAAGGGGAACATACGCTGAACCAGAACATCATTGCGTTGGTACGTCTTTCTGGGGTTGAGACTTTCTTACAGAATCTAGGGGAGCTAGGGTATGCCGAAACCGCTACGATGTCAGCCCTACTTAGGGAAAACACCCACGCCCAAGCTGAGCTACGTACAGTCACAGATGTTCTTAACGCATTTGAAGACAAGAAAACATCTATGGTTGTCATAGTTGATAAAAATTATATCGTTAAAACAGGTGACAATGTACAACTCTATGATGATAATACACTTCCCGAACAACTACGTGGTGGCTTAGGAATGTTGAAACTTGTCGAGCCAGAGCAAGTGGTAACTGGCATAGGGTGTCGGGTCAGCATAGAGGCTTTCGTTTTGCTGCTGCCTACGCAGGAGAGCTAACAGTTGTTAGGGGCTGTATGAAAGTGCCTACAAATTTACGCAAACAATTTAAAGAGTACGAGAAGGCTGGATTTCGTATCGTTGACTTGGACCTGCTCAGTGGGTCTCATTGCAAGGTGAGGATTGAGGGTATCGACACACCACAATTCCTCACGCGAAACGCAGATGAGCCGAGAGCAATCAAGAACAACATAGCGAGGTTTCGCCGACTATCTAAGGAGAAAGACGATGTTTAAATATATGTGGACAGAACTAAAGCTCATGATGAAGACGGTCACGCCAGCACAGGCGATAGCACATGAACTAATCCATGCCGAGCACGATCTGTTGAAGGCTGAGACTGGTGTTGAGTACGCGCAGTCAATGGTGACGTACAACAAGAATCGGGTCAAAAGACTGAAGGCGTACTTGGCTAACGGCGAGGAGACGACATGAACAGAACATGCGATGCAGGGGGAATCTGCCCACACACGCCACAGTGTGCCAGCTTCTGCCAATTTACGGATGCGGGGTTGGAGACGGAGACCCGCAAGGTCAAGCCGTGGCCCATAGTGCCTGACGACATTGAGCCAGTGTCAGACCAATGGAACAAGATCGGCGCGGTGATGCTCTGGTGTATTTTTGTAGTGCTGGCAGTGATCTGTCTGTCGCTGTTTTTTACTGGCGTTTGGGTTTGGAGCTTACTGATATGACCCGCGAAGACATCACATCTGGCATGACCCTGAGTAAATAACCAAGGAGAAGCGCACTTGATGTGCCCAACCTGTAACGCATGGACGACAGTCGAGCAAACAAAAAGTATTGGGGATTGTGTAGAACGCAGAAGGAAATGCGCTAACAACCACACATTCACAACGGAGGAGCGAGCCATACCACCAAAGAAGCGTGGACGTCCCAAGAAAACTAAGGAAACAAATGACAACCGGAATTGAATTTTTAAAACCAGATAAAAAACGTAAGGGACGAGGCCCCGGTAAGAAGCCTACGCTCCACTACATGAGCTTGCGATTGCCCAAGGAGGTGCTGGACTATTTTGCCCAACATCACCCGCATTCAAAGCAAGCCAAGATTAGAGAAATTCTTGCTGACTACATCAACCACGAAACTAAGGAAACACACAATGGCTAAGAAAATAAGTGCATCGGAGAAGGTTCGCCGCTTTATCAAACGCAACCCTACCATGTCTACCAAAGACGTAGCAACAGAACTTGGGTGCAGGTACGGACTCGCTTACGCCGCTAAGCGCAAGGTGCTAGACACCGTAAAAAGCACAACAGAAGGAGTGCTCACAAAAGCTGCCGAATCAATTTTTGAGTTTACGAAAGGGCGTGACCGTACACCTGTGGATATTGACGTAACACTGACTGACCGTGGTGTTCGCTACGGCATGTTTGGCGGGCAGTCTTTTGTAGCCTACACACTTAAGAACACCTTGCGTATTCACGCTAACAAACACAATAAAGCGTTTTCGTTTGACCAAGCCGAGGCGCTGGACATGATCTGCACCAAGCTAGGCCGTATCGTGAACGGTGACCCTGACTACGTTGACAATTGGGTTGACATTGCGGGCTACGCCAAGTTGGTCGCCGACAGACTCCAAGGTAAGGCGGTCTGACTATGAAGAATGTAAAGCACCCGAACCACACCATGTTACCGGTACATCTGCAAAACATGCTGATGTCTGCGGCAGCGTCAGGACGTGCAGAGGTCGTAGACCGGGCGATTAAAGATGTGTACGAAACAATGCCGCATAAGTTCCACACCGAAAAGACGGTTTCCGAGCGTAGGTTTCTTAACGAGCCGCGCCGACTTGTACCCAACGCAGGGTATGAGATACCGTTCCCTTTGGGTGGGGCAGCACGCTCTACGTAAGTTTCGGGGGGAAAGCGGATGCCGTAAAGAAGGTGCAGCGAGTACCCCCACCTATTGACAAAGTACAATTAGAGGTTAAGATGAACAACGAAACGACTTTAGAACAACTGAGGCTCAATTGGGAAGCGATGAAAAAAGGGGACGGCGGGCATTGTCCCGTATGCCGTAGATGGGGGAAGATTTATCCGAGAGGCATCAACAGCACAATGGCTAAGTCGCTGATCTGGATTGCGTCAAAGAATAGTGATGAATGGATTGATGTGCCTAACACTGGCCCTACGTGGGTACTGCGTTCCAATCAACTGCCGACCCTACGTTGGTGGGACATGGTAGAGCGCAACGACTCTAAAGCGTCCCCTGAAAACAAACACGCAGGTATGTGGCGGGCGACAGAGTTTGGCAGGATGTTTGCACAGAATAAAGCCACGGCCCCGGACAAGGTGTTTACCTATAACGGCGACGTGGTAGCGAAGAGCATTAGGTTTATCCCGATTACGGATTGCTTTGGGGTTAAGTTCAATTACCGAGAAGTTTTTGATTCTTTTGGGAACTATCAAAGCAAATCATGACACCTGAAGCCAAGGTCAAAGAGAAGATAAAGAAAATTCTAAAGGCACACGGCGTGTACTACGCCATGCCTATCGGTACGGGCTATGGCAACAGCGGTGTGCCTGACTTCCTGTGTTGCATCAACGGGCACTTTGTGGCTATCGAAGCCAAGGCTGGTAAGGGCGTAGCAACCGCACTGCAACTAAAGAACCTAGCCGCCATAGACCTTGCCGGTGGGCACCCAATGATTATTCGTGAAGACAACATGCAGTACCTACTAAACGTAATCGAGGAATGTAAAAAATGAAACTGATTGAGAAATTTATGCTCAAGCGTTGCTCTACTGAAGTACAAATAATGCTCACACGCATGCGGGAGCGACCCGAAGACTTTAGCTACCACACAGGTTGGAAGAAGCTCGTTGAGATTGCCGAATCCAGTAGCAGCCCGTATACAAAGATAGAGCGCAAGATGATACGTGCGTACTGGAGAGAGTGTCAGTTGCAGCGAGATCGTAAAGCATTGCTTGCCCAAATTATGCAGCAAACACTCAACCCGACTTCTAGGGAAAGCGTAGAGGACGGAGTAATGATAATGTCCGCAGCCCAAGCAAGCCTATACGCCAAACAAGCGCAGATGAACAACCAAGCGCAGCAAGCAAGTACATCGCTGTACAGTCAAGCCACTCAAGCGCAAGGGTTCACTGACCCTCGGTCAACGTATGCAAAAATAATGGGGACACTAGGCCCATGAAAATTTTAACGATTGACTTTGAGACGGCTTATGGGGGTGATCTTGGCTTTGCTAAGCAGACTACCGAAGAGTACGTACGCGACCCACGCTTTGAGGTTATAGGAGTCTCAGTACAAGTAGAAGATGGCGAACCCGAGTGGTTTACGGGAACCATGATCGAGACTGCGGAGTTTTTGAGTAGGTATGAATGGAGTGAGTCCCTTGCCCTAGCCCACAACGCTATGTTCGACGGGTTCATTTTGTCTGAGCACTTTCAGATCAAACCGAAGGGTTGGTTAGACACGCTGTCTATGGGCCGCGCACTGCATGGCACTGAGGTTGGTGGTAGCTTAGCTGTACTTGCTAAGCACTACGGTGTTGGCATCAAAGGAGAGCAAGTCAAGCAGTACATCAACTACTTTCGCAAAGACTTCACATCTGAAGAACTCGCCGACTACGGCAGCTACTGCAAGAACGATGTGGCTATGACATGGGATTTGTTTGGGCACATGAGCGAGGGGTTTCCCGCAATTGAGTTTCGGTTGATCGACCTGACCATACGCATGTTCACAGAGCCAGTGTTGCAGTTGGACAAGAAGGTGCTTACTGCCCACCTAACAAGTGTTAGGGACAAGAAGGAATTGTTGATGAGCAAGATGCTGATTGACAAAGACGATCTAATGAGCAACCCCAAGCTAGCCGACGTACTCCGCTCTTTCTGTGTAGAGCCACCGATGAAGGTTAGTTTGACCACGGGCAAACAAACTTACGCATTCGCTAAGAGCGACGAGGATTTTAAGGCCCTGCTGGAGCACGATAACGTCATCGTACAGGCAATTGTGGCTGCGCGGTTGGGCGTTAAGTCTACGCTGGAAGAGACACGAACCGCTAGGTTTCTGGGTATCGCTGATCGAGGGTCAATGCCAGTTCCGCTGCGCTACTACGCTGCTCACACAGGACGTTGGGGCGGTGCTGACAGCGTAAACCTCCAGAACCTACCACGTACCTCACCTCTTAAGTACGCCATCATTGCGCCGACTGGCTACGCAATAATGGATTCGGATTCGTCACAAATTGAAGCGCGTACTCTGGCATGGTTAGCTGGACAGGAAGACTTGGTCGCGGCCTTTGATCGTGGCGAGGATGTGTATTGCATCATGGCATCGGCTATCTACGGACGGCCTATCACCAAGGCTGACACTCGTGAACGCTTTGTGGGGAAGACCACAATCCTTGGCTGTGGCTATGGCATGGGCGCAGGGAAGTTCATGGCCCAACTAAAGAATTTTGGTGTGGCTATTACGCTAGAAGAGGCGACGAAGATTATTGATGTGTACCGCAGAACTTACCCAAAGATCACAGCCCTGTGGAAAGCAGCGGGTACGGCGCTAGACGCAATCATGAGGGGCCAGACGACAACGTTGGGCCGCAACGGTGTGCTCAAAGTTGACGGTAAAGACGGTATCAAACTGCCCAACGGCCTGTACCTCCGCTACCCCAACTTGCGTAGCAGCCAAGACGATGACGGCAAATTTGAACTCATATACGACACCAAGAAAGGCCGCTCCGTTATACCAAATCGGATATATGGAGGCAAGTTGATAGAGAACGTGTGTCAAGCCTTGGCTCGGATTATCATTGGTGAGCAGATGCTTGCGATCAACCGCAAGTACCGTGTTGTCATGACGGTGCACGATGCTGTGGCCTGTTTAGTGCCGATTAAAGAGATCATCACCGCGATGGAATACGTTGAAATCTGCATGCGAATCCGTCCCTCATGGGGGCTGGAATTACCCCTTAATTGTGAGACAGGATGCGGAGATAGTTATGGCGATTGTTGATTACGCACGGCCTTGTATGCTAGCCGAGAACGCGTTGAAGGCGGCGCACGAAGCAATGCTAGAGAAAAAGTTTGCCGAGGCAATTGAGCAGGGCTTCATTGCGATGGCAGAAACAAAGCTGATGATTAACTCGATTAGAGACATGCAGGAGCGTCAAAGATGACCGCCAAACCAATCGTCTGGTCTTTCAGCAGCCTGAAGACTTTTCAGCAGTGCCCGAAAAAGTACTATCACACGAGAATTCTTAAGACCGAGCGTGAGCCCGACACCGTAGCGACTCTGTACGGCAAGTCAGCGCATACAGTTGCGGAAGAATACATACTCAACAAGACTCCGATCCCTCCCGAATTTGAGTACATGAAGGACATGCTTGACCAACTCAACGCCATCCCCGGCGAGAAGTTGTGTGAAGTGATGCTCGGCCTCACCAAAGACCTAGAGCCTTGTGAATTTAATGCCGACGATGTTTGGTGGCACGGTATCGCCGACTTGGTTGTGCTTAATGAGGAGAACGGCATAGCGCACTCCGTTGACTACAAGACTAGCAAAAACTCTCGGTATGCTGACGTAAAGCAACTCGATTTGGTGGCCACGGCTATCTTTGCCAAGTACCCTAAGATCAAGACGATCAAGTCGGCCCTGCTGTTTGTGGTGAGCAAAGATTTTATCAAGGCTACGCATCACGCCGAGATGAAAGACAAGTACATTGAGAAGCCAGCGCAGGATGTTGCGCGTATCGAAGCAGCGATAGAGAACGGTGTGTGGAACCCGATCACCGGCCCGCTATGTAGGTTCTGCCCCGTCAAAGTTTGTGAACACAATAGGAGTTAAACCATGCCATACGTAAACAAACCCCGTCCCTATAAAAAAGAGTACACCCAACAAGTTGAGCGGGGCGAACTACCCACACGGATGGACCGCCAACGTGCCCGTAACGAGATGGATAAAAAAGGCATCGATCGTACGGGTAAGGACATCGACCACACGGTTCCGCTGAGCAAAGGCGGCACTAACGCGCCGAGCAACTTGAAACTGAAGTCTCCTAGCGCCAACCGTTCATTTAGTCGCAACTCTGACCACACAGTCAAAGTCAACAAGCCAAAGAAAAAATGAGCCTTGATACGTATACGTGGCCTCGCCCGCATGGATTTACGCCGTTCGATCATCAGAAGGTAACCTCAGAGTTTTTAATTAGCAACCCCAAAGCATTCTGCTTTAACGAGCAAGGTACAGGCAAAACGGCGTCGGTCATCTGGGCGGTAGATCATTTGATGAACCTCAACGTCGTTAAGCGAGTGCTTGTCATTTGTCCGCTATCAATCATGAAGTCAGCGTGGCAGCAGGACTTGTTCAAGTTTGCCATACACCGTACGGTTGATATCGCTTATGGAAGCGTGCGTAAACGCAAAGAGATTATTGGCGGAATGGCTGAGTTTGTAATCATCAACTTCGACGGTGTAAGCATCGTGAAGAATGAAA